CTAAGCGTAGCAAGGATTTACAAGTGTAGTGCAAGTGTAGTATTTACCGATCAAGAAATTTCTGCTAGGATAGTAAATACTTTGATTTGCTCCCTCCTACCCATCTACCCAACAAAAAACCCGCTCGGAAGCGGGTCTGTAAACAAAACACTTTTCTTTTATTTCAATAACATTTATGGTAACACAATCCTCGAATCGTGTCAAGATCAACGAAAACAATCCTTGCCCCCACTGTGGTAAGACTGATTGGTGCTATATGTACACAGCCGAGGACGGCAATCTACTCTCGGTATGCAAGCGAAACTACGACCCCGCACCAGGATGGGAAAAATCGAGCAAAGTAGATAGTGAGGGTACACCGCTCTACTATTTAAAAAAAGAAGTCAAATTTTCCAGCTACAAAACCGAAAAAACTCAATACTTTGTTTACCCTCCTCTTGCCAACAGCTTGAAAATCCGTGTGTACCGGAAAGACTATCAAGAGAATGGTATCTGGAAAAAGGATATTAAACAGCAGCGCTCTACAGACAGTGGTAAAACTTGGGAATGGGGCATAGGTGATATTGAGTACAAAGATATACCTCTTTATCGTCAAGACCGCCTAGAAAAGGCTATTAAAGAAGGAATCCAGATTTTCATAGTTGAGGGTGAGACTAAGGTAGAGAAACTAGAATCTCTAGGATTAGTTGCCACTTGTAATATAGGCGGATCAAAAAAATGGCAACCGTCCCACACAGAAGCTTTAAAGGGAGCAAATCTGATTTTATGTCCTGATCGTGACAAAGGGGGAGTGTCTCACTGCCAGAAAATTTATCAAGATTTCCCCGATGCAAAATGGCTTTATGCGTATCCAGATTCTCCTTTGTGGAATCATTTACCAGATTCTCAAGGGGTAGATATTCTTAATTGGATTGAGGAAAAGAAAATCGATCTTAAGGAATTATTAGCCTCAATAGTTGATAAACCAAAAGAAATAAAAGAGAAAAAAGAAAAGGAAGTCACAATAACAGAAACGATGACTTTTCAAGACCTAATAACAGCTATTGACGGCTGTATTGGTCAGAACGAAATCACCCGAACTCAGTGGCAAGAAAAAGTTGATCTGTGGGCAAAAGCCACTGGCAAGAAACCAGCAGAAATACGATATTTAATTGAAATCCGTAAAACAGAAATAGCAGAAGGGGACGCTATTAAATCAGGATTAGAAGGGTTCCTGAAAGGTAAGCATTACCAGAAAAAAGAGATTGATCTTTCTGAAATACTTCCGAAACCTTTAGCCGAAGCGATTATAAGTCGTGCCAAGACATTAAATCAACCCCCAATCAGATTACTACATTCTTTATGGCCAATACTAGGAGCTATTCTGGGTAGCCGGTTTGCGATTAATCTCCGAACTACCGCAAGGGAGAGGGAATGCTGGAAGGAATACCCGATATTCTATTGTGCAGACTTAGGCGGGGTTTCTACTGGAAAAACTCTCACTCAAAACGAAGTTTGTCGGGTTTTGAAAAGAAAAGATTTAGCCGAGCAAAAAAGAGTTACTAAGGAACAATCCACACTAGACGATCTAAAAGCTGCGTGGCAAGAGATGTCAGCGTCAGATCGCAAGGCGAATAAAACAAACGCCGAAATTAACCCACGTCTTTATGAGAAAGAACATTGTCAGGCGCGGCGATGGTTTTACGACGAAGGTACTCTTGATGGTATCCTAAAAACAATGTCCTCACAACCTTCTTGGCAAGGTGGGGTAGTCGTCTATGACGAATTATCGGGATTTTTCGAGGGATTAAATCAGTACCGATCAGGTGGTAAAGGTAATGACCGGCAACGAGACTTAAGTAACTGGAATAGCCCTATCCGAAATACTTTTGATCGCGTAAACAAAGATAATCGATACTATTTAGATGGGCAAACACTTAATAAATTAGGTGGGATACAAGTCGAGAAACTTAGAAAATATCTTGATTTATCTAATGATGTCGATGGGGCGGTTTCTCGGTATCTTTTCTTACTTCATGAACCTCTTGATCCTCGTCCTGGCAGACCACCAGAAGATCCCAACTCGATTGACGAGTGTATCGAAAATATTATCAATCAAATCAGTGGAATTAGCCTAGAAGCTGATGAAAATGGGATTATCGATCCTTATAATTGCTGGTTTACGTCAAACGGGGAAGACTACGCTTTCGGGATTAAATACCATTACGAGATACTTATCAAGAAGTACCGAGCGATCAATCCATCGTTTGCTTCCTACCTAGGCAAACAAATGAAGACCTTTTTAAGGCTTACATTAAGTATCCATCTTCTCAATTGGATATTTGATCCAGATAATACCAATCTGTACAGTATTCCTGTACAAACAGCCATTAAAGCTGCTAAGATGACCGACTTCTATATCAGTCAATTCTTGACAATTCAAGGAGTCACGTCTCAGGACGAAAATCCAGTACAGGGCATTTTATCCGAGATATGGGAGATCGTTAAAACTGCTGGAAAAATGACACCCCGGGAAGTTGTCGGCAAATTTGGCGGACGTAAAATTAATGGGGAAAAAGTAAATACATCTATCGCCCGTACCCTACTTACTCAGTTGGAACAAGCTGGTTATGGCCGATTAGAAGTTAAGTCGAGAGGGATGGTGTTGCACTATCAAGAGCCAAAAGAATTAGAAACTTTTGAGATAGAAGATTCTCTGGAATATCAATCAGAGATAAAAGAAGAAATTGTCCAGGCTCCCACTCCTACACCAAAACCCGAACCAGTTTCTGACCCTGAGATAGTAGAAGTTAAATCAGAGCCAGTCGATGAATTCTCAGCTGATGGTGTCTATATCGATAGCCTCCCTGATCTTAAAAAAGAAACCGTATTAATACGAACGGCTGCATCTGTAGAGATAGGAGAGCGAACTATCCCACCAAGAGCGGTCGGAAAAGTTATAGAAGCAACTTTTGACACTTTTGACAATCAATGGCTTTTGAGGGTAGAAACTATCTTAAATGGATCTGTGATCACTTTTTCAATTCCATTCTCTAACTGTTATCTACAGGATATAAATACCTAATGATTGGACAATACATTCCCTCTCGATACCCTGAAAAGGTTTATCGTGTCAATTCCTATGGACGTATTTTCCCCCAATGTAAACCACTGGGGATTGTCAAGACTGCCATAGGAATATATTACCATTTTGAGTCACTCGATCATCTCACAAAAGGAGAACATTTTTACTGTTTTCGCAAAGAAGATTTTACAGAAATTTCTTGACAATTCTAGTAAAATAATGTAAGATTTAAGTAATGAATCAAGGAGAAAATCATGAAGCTTATCGTAAACATGAAAAACAATGAAATTAGTTATTACGCTAATTTCTATGCCGGACAATATCGAGATTCTAAGCAAGAATCTGGGGAAAATGTCCAAAAAAAACGTGCTATTTTGTACTCGAAAATCAAAGAGTACAATAAAATCTTAGAACAGCGTGGACTTGAAAAAGTAAAGGTGTAATCATGACAGAAGAAAAAAAGAAAGCATGGGCTAAATTATCAAGTCAGGATGAGATTGATAAGAACAAAGGACTTATCAGAGGAACGGAAGAACAAGAGTCTGCTAATAGGCTTAAAGCGCATCTAGAAAATTGTAGAAAACACTTAAAGGATTGGAGAAAATGAGATACACGATCAGGACAATAGATAGAAAAAATAAGCCTTGCAAGATTAAAACTTCTATGCACGAAAGTCGATTAATGGCTTATTTAGACGCTTTAAGCCGCAACGGGCATCATGGCATCGTAGTAGAAGAAACAGTAGGTATTTCCTAATAATTTCACCCAACAGGAGTAACAGGAGTAACAAATGGACACATGGCAAATAGCTTGGAAAATATTAGAATTTTGCAGGGAACAACACCCAAATCTAAGATGGGACATCAAATCTGTAAGAAAAGACTCAACATATATTTATGGATCAGATTCTTTTATTGAATTAACATTAAGGGTTCACAAAGAATGCGAATTTGAATATATTTTAGGTTCTTCTAAAATATCACCTCCTATGCTCTGGCTAGGCACGTTTCACGTTTGGATGAATTTTGAAAAAGATAGTGACATAGATTTTACTCTTTATGAGACAGACAAAATATGGAACGAAAAAGATTGGGTATTATCCAAACAATCTCGAAAAATAATGTTAAATATTTTTAACTTTATTCTCGATGAAATCCAAGAGTAAAAACATTACTAAGAGTTAAAACAATGGCGACAAACAAAGAGTTAGGACTTCCGCCTAAAGGAACGTATCCAGCTAAGGTAATTGAAGTTATCGATAATTTTAAAGTAGTAATAAACCGTGGTAAATTAAATTGTATCCGAATAGATACTTCTCATCTAGTTTATTCGATTACAAACAAGCCAATATACGACCCGATAACTAGGGACTTCATTGGTCATCGTATTCTTTATAAAGGGTCAGGAATGATTATTTCTGTTGAAGAAAATACCTCTATTATTCAAGCTTGCAATAATTCTCGATACGACTGCAAGGAATTTGTCAATGTTTGTGTCGGCGATTTAGTTATTTGTATTTGAGGTAATAACAATGGAACTATTAAAAAAAGCGTCACTTAAAGAAATCAGAGATTTCTTTAAAAAACCTTTTGAGCAAATGAGTATCTCCGAATACGATACAGTGGACATCTCAGAGTGGGATACAGTCGCAGACGACAAATGTATTCGTTTAATAGGAACTTTGGTAATTAAAGAAGATTATCTTTACAAAACTTATGGTAAGTTAATAAAAAACAAAAAGTATGAAGTTTTGATTGAATGTCGAGAAATTTCGACTGAATATCAATTGATAAACAAATGCTTTGAAAAAATCACAATAGAAGGTACGTTAGGCGGGTCTTTGGTTGTCCTGCATTGGAACTACAGTCTTGACAGAAACAATGAAACTTCAAGATATAATCTTTATCCAATCGGAAACAAAGAAGAGTTCAATATATTGATTCCAGAAGCAACAAAGATAATGGAGACTATTTTAGGTTTTATCAAAACAATTGAGATTAAGGATTAATACTAATGATCAAAACAGAAGCATTAAAACAAATTGAGGTTTTTTGTAGAGAAACTTTTAGTCAGTCTAATTACTCAGAATGGCAAATAAAGACGGAAGACGGATTTTCCCATCTACAGGGAACACTGCATATGTTTTCTCAATGTCTAGTCCAATGTCAATACGAAGTGTGGATTGAGTTTCAAAATAAATATTCTAAGAAATTAATAGTTACAGTAGAAGCTTATTTAGTTTTAGAGTATAATTCTGTACTTTATCTTAGTTGGGTTGAAATAAAATCAAACAAGAAAAAAATACTAGGAGATGGTAAACATTTGGATATTTTACTACCAGAAACAAAAAAAATAATAAAACCTATTTTAGATTTTATCGAAAATGAAATACAAATCAAAATAGATTTGTCTAAAAAGGTTAAAAAAGATAGTTGCTTGCAATTGACTATAGATTTTATTAAAACCAAAATATAAACCAAAGTGACACTATGACAATAACAGCAAAAGAGTTTCTTGAAATGAACAAAATAGATATACTTAAAAAAATTGCGGCTTTTTGCTACAAAAAGTATAATGTTAATTCCGACTGGAACAGTTGGGCGTTTAAAAATTTTCTTTGGTCGGAATGGGAAATAAAGTGCGATCAACAAATTTGCCTAATAGGTAATGCCAAAGTTATTTTAGATAGTCAGACCATAGCCCATGTCAGAGTTTTTTGTGGTTTTATACCAAGCTTTAGCTTGATACCAGAAATTAGAGTAACTGGTACGATATTTGATTTAAGAACAGGAAAAATAAAAGAAATAGCCATGTGTAAAGAGTATGGTGATCCAGATAATGGGTATTACTCAACATTTGGAATCTCTGACAAACAAGAGGAGATTACCTTTATTCGTGACAAGACAGGCGAAATAGCAGGAGCTATATCAAATTTTATCAAGACAATCACCTAATATCATGACACTAGCACTACAAACACAAACACTTTTCGTACCGACTAAACCACAAATTCAATTAAGAGATGACCAAAAAGCTCTTAAAAGAGAACTGTATGATGCTCTAAAAATCTACAAAAGAGCCTTAGTAGTTGCCCCTTGCGGATGGGGCAAAACAGTATTTTTGTGTCAAATAATCTACGACGCTGCTGTAAAAAGGCAGCGTCGGACTTTAATCGTAGTACCTTTTAGGGTGCTTATTGAGCAAACCCTAGAAACTCTAGAAAAATTTGGACTATCTGCTGGGGTAATTGCTGGTAACTACAGGGAAAATAGAAGCCAATTAGTACAAATCGCAACAACTCAAACCTTGTCCAGAGGACGAGATATTACTTGGTTTAATCCCGAAGTAATACTAGCCGATGAAGTTCATCTATCAGCTTACTGCCAATGGTTTAAAAATAGCTTTCCCAATCTTAAGAACGGTAAACAAACAACCTCAATTAAAGATATTCGTGATGAATTAGCGGTATTAGGGATTGCCGTAGAAAGAGAAGATATAGAACCTTACAAAATTACTTTTGAGGAAGCTAAAGAAAAATGCAAACACCTTAGTCTAGTTTACGCTGAGTCAAAAGAGATATTACAAGAAATAAACTTAGCATGGGGAGTAATTCGGAAACAACAGCACCTTTTTTTAGGGAAAACCCTACCAGTAGATAATCGCCTCTTAATTGGACTAACAGCAACTCCGCGTGAAGAGTTGGGAGATATTTTTGAGGTTCAAATAGTTGGCCCCACTCCAAAAGAAATGATCGAACGGGGTGCGCTTGTCGGTTGTGTTTATTTTGGAACTAAAAATAAAATTAATACTAAAGGAGTAAAAATTAATGGCGGTGATTTTGACGCTAGTCAGTTAGAGATTCGTTGTCTTGAGGCGGTAAAATCAACAGTTTCCGAGTATCGCAGGCTCGGTCAAGGGAGACAATTCGTTTGTTTTGCTACGGGTGTAGAACACGCTAAAATCCTCTGTACAGAATTTAACGAGAGGGGTGTTCCCACGGCCATTATCACAGCCGAAACACCAGAGCAGGAAAGAAGAGAAATATTTAGAAAAGTAGCTGAATTGAGATTGCGGGGGATTGTAAATATTAATACCTGCGGGATAGGATTTAACTTGCCCGCAATTTCTTGCATTATTCACGCTAGACCGACAAAAAGCAGAACTCTTTATATTCAGATGACTGGTCGGGGTCAACGGCTCTGTAGCTGGTTGGGCAAGATTGATTGTCTGATTTTGGATCAAGCGGGGAACGTAACCGAGCATGGATTTATCGAGGATGTAAAGTATCCTCAACTTTCTACGTCTTCTGATGCCCAAAAAGGGCAAGCTCCGACTAAAGAGTGCGAAAATTGCAATAAAATAACCTACGCTTCCGCTCGTATTTGTCCTCATTGTGGCTATGAATTTCCAACAAAAGAAAAAAAACAAATCGCCAACGAAAGACTAGAGATTATAATTCACGATAAAGATAGAGAATTATACCTAGCCTACAAGTACGCTCTCAGAGAAGCTTACAAAAAAGGTGAGCATATTGAAAGTGTCCGGGGATGGCTGATCAAAACATTTAAAAATCCTAGACTAAGCAAAGACTGGATGCCCCCTAAATCTTGGAAGTTACACGCAATCTTCAAAAAAGACTATACTGTAAAAGACTTGAATAATTACGAGGCTTACTTGAAAAGTCTTTGTAAAATCGAAAATAATAACTGGGTAAAAGCTAAGATGGCAGAGGAATTTGGAGATGGCTGGGACAATATTCGGCTCTAATGGGTTATTGCTGGCATCTTCCCAGGAATACAAAGAACAAATAGCGAACGAGCTATTTAGACTTATTTCTATAGGCTCCGCTCCTATTCTTTCCCGTACCCTTACTTCACCCCCAAACCCCCAGAATATAGATAGCTACTATATTGTCCCTACAGGAGCTACTGGGGCATGGGCGGGAAAGACCAATCAAATAGCCTACCCTGTAGTTGGTTTAAACGGATTGCCTACGGGAGTTTGGAGTTTTTGGCAGCCTTTTACTGGTCTAACAGTTTTTCTTGTTTCTGGAGAAACAATATTTTTCAATGGTACAAATTGGGTACTCGTTTCTAATTTTGATCAATATTCTGGGGATATAGAAGCTCCTACCATTCAAACTTATCCTCTTGATTTCGCTTTATTAAGAGGGTATAATGTTTTAAGTTTTAGCGCAGTAACTGAATTGGGTACAGCTACTATATCGGTTAAAATTAATGGAGTAGATGTCCCTGGGTTGAATAATTTATCTATTACTTCTACTCGATTAACTGTTCCCGTAACAACAGGAAATTTTGTTAATGTAGAAAGCAGAGTAGAACTTGTTGTTTCTGCTACCAGTATCCCCAAACATTTGTTTTTTACTGTAGGAAGGAAATATGTCTAGGTATCTGTTTTTTCCACGCAATCTTTTAGTGGTTCCTTATCAATCTGGAATCTATTGCCTACCAACTTTTCCTACCAGAATAGAAAAAACTATTAACGTCCCTTATCAATCTGGTATCTATTGTCCCCAAGATATTGTTAGGAGTTAATCTATGACCTTACCTGTTGTTGGTTCAAGAAACACATTTGCCACTTACGGCTGGCGTACCGCTGTTAATAATGCCGGTGTCCCTTTTACTTTTTCTGATTTTTACACCTTTCTTGATGCCATTGGCATTACTTCTAATCATAGAGCGTTTACCCCAGCTAATAACGGACATTTAAATTTTAGATTTCCTTCTGTAGATGCAGACCTAGTGGAGCTAGGCCCTGTAACTACAGACTTTTATGATGGCCGCAGTAGAGCAAGAATTGGTTGGTTTGGAGACAGTGGACAAAATGTGGCTTATAAAGGAATTGGATCGGATATTCAATTAATGGCTCACACTAAAGCTATTTATTTAGCCAGTAATAATACTACTGGCAGCCCGATATATTTAGGCGGCGGTGTCTTTGGACAGCCTGGGAGATCGCAGCCTAACAACCCTTTTATTTACGCCGTGGGAGACAGCAAAGGCTTTGCTATTTTTCGGGCAAAATATGATGGCTTAAATAACTTTATAAATCAATGGGGTTTTAGTTATTTTGGATACTGTGATAACCCGGCATCGGTTGCTTTTTTTGGTAATAACCAAAGTTACCCCCTTGATTATATTGCCTACACCAATAGTAACTTGGGTTGGGTTGGGGCCCCCCAACCTAATACACCACTGATGCAGCGTAATAAACAAATGGCAAACCCTGGGCAGTGGGGCGACGGACCGGCTATACACGTTAATTTTGTTACTTCTATAAACTGTGCTACCCCTACACCAAATGCTAGTGTTTCCAATCTGATTTTCCGCGATGACGGCACTACCGATTACGGCACTAATTATCCACTGGGAATAGCGAGGCCGTTCTTATTATTTACTACTCAAGACCTACCAATAAATAGTCTGCACAGAGTTGAAACAGTCCCGCCAGCCGAACCAACGCCAGAAGATCACTTTCATCTAGTAGTTGATAAAAATGGATTTGGCTCAACTCTCATGCCAATTATTACCGATGGTATTACGATGAATTCTTAAGCTATGATCTACTATCACATTTTTGGAACCGCTAGAGAAAAAAGCTTAAATGGAAGTCAAGATAATCCTATATTCTGGCGTACTGGCATACCGATTTCGTGGGATAAAAACCCAGTATTAAAGATTGTTGGTGGAATTAATTTGTTTGGTCAATTCTGGAAAATAGCCAGCAAATTTGGACAGCAAGTAAATATTTTCTCTATTCCAGAAAATCAGTACAGTTCTCGTTACACTGGTTCGGTTACTGACACAATTCCTTTGGAAAGAACCAGTAGAAATTACACTTATTCTGGTACTGTAACTGAACCCAAAAAACTTGCCTATGATGTCACAATAATTGACATCGTTCGCGTTACTAACTTGATCGATTTTCCCAGTAATCCTTACCCAGTAAATATTCCTGAATTTCCGATTATTCCAGACAAGGATTATCAAACAGAAATTCAATTTTCTAACTCTTTGCTAGAGAACACAAGCGGAGCCGAACAAAGGATAGTAGAATGGGCTAGTCCCGTTAGGGTATTCAATCTTTCTCGGACTGTATTAAAACCCGATGATTTAAACGCTATCCTTGATTTTCATGAAGAAATGAAAGGATCAAAAGAAGACTTTCTTTACCGCGATCTTTCTGATTATGAGGTTAAAAGAAATCTTTACTATCCTTTAACTTATTGTTCACCAACTTTTCCTACCAGAATACAAAAAACTATTAACGTCCCTTATCAATCTGGTATCTATTGTCCCCAAGATATTGTTAGATAAAATTTACTATGTCTTTAATTTATTGTAATCCCAGTTTTCCGGCTAGACCAATAAAGATTATAAATCTTTTAACGGATAAACCTCCCATGACAGAAGGAGTATTTTCTCCAGAGAATAATGGAATTAATACAGAATTTATCTTGCTTAAAAAATATCTTATAGGCGATCCTGTAGGCAATACTAATGAAGTTGGGATCAATATTCATTACAGACCTATTCTTTATCCAGATGTTGAAAATCTAAAGATTTATATAGAAAATACAGAAATACCACAATCAGAATATATAGTAGCTCCTGATAGAATAGTATTTAATAGCCCTCCTGACACTAACAAAAAATTAACATGGTCAGGTACTTTTAAGGTGTTGTGTCATTTTGAAGAAGATAAATTAGATTATCAGCCTATTAGGAAAGATGACAGCAATAGAACCATCTTTTCTATTCCAAAGTTAATTTTACGAGAATCAAGAATTCAACCAGACATTGCCTTACTGGAATATAATGATGTTTTTTATCCTGGCTTAAACCATGATTTTGATTTAAATCTAACCAAAAGATGTACGATTTCTCCCAGCTTTGAGACGAATATTATTAGTTTATCTAGTGGAGAAAGAAAAAGATTTTCTCGAAAAAATATCCCTTCTGATATTAGTTCTTTGCAGCAAAGAACAACTTTATCACAAAAAGATATTGACTATTTGATTGCTTTATGGTTGTGTACCAAAGGCTCAGGAGCTACATTTCGTTATCCTGATTTAGTTAATGATTTATCTATTTTATCTCGATTTAATTCTGTTTCCTTAAGTTACCAAAACCAAACCTCCTTACAAATCTATTCACTTGGAGAATTACAAATTAGAAGATTTACCGAGGGAATACAACAAGATGAGGGATTGGGAGATTTATTTGCAAATTCTGTTTTAACGCTGTGCCATTGCGTTTTAATCGAACTTACAAACGGAGAAAAACTCGGTTATACGAATTTCTCTCAAGACTTAAAAATTGGTGGGATAATATTTCGGGCAAGGCAAGCCCTTGATCCGACTGCAATAGAGAGGCAATTAGGAATACAATCAGATAATCAAGAATATAAGGGTGCTTTTGGCGATAATATTGACGAAAATTTGCTTTTTTCTGATAGATTTAGAGAAGCCCGAATTATTACAGCAATTGTTAACTGGAAAAACCTACCTAACTCACTTTTAGTCCTTCCAGAAGAACAAATCCAGATAGGTTATGTGGGAGAAATTAAATCACTTGGGGGAGAAAGCTATACACTTGAAAATCTTACTGCCTCTAGTATTAATTTAAGGCAAAGTAGGGACGAAAAAACATCGCCTTTTTGCCAATGGGCTTTTGGGCAAAATAACGGCGACAACTCAGGATGCCGCAAAGAAGTACCATTTTACGAAACTCAAATTGCTGGCGTTAATAGCCGGAGAGACTTTGAAGTGTGGGGAGAATACCAAAATCTCGCTTGGGGAAAATGTACATTTACAGACGGAGCAAATAAATCAGCTACTTACGCAATTTACCGAACTGTTCCAATATTTGGAGGTAAAACTCAAATTCAGTTATTTACTGAAGCACCTGGCCCCGTAGCTACCCACGATGGCGTAATCCTTACTGCTGGCTGTGACAAAACTTACAATACTTGTAAAAACACTTGGAATAATGCTATAAACTTTGGAAATATCCCCAGTTTTGGCAACTTTATGCCTGGGAATGACTTTTTGTTAAGCTCTCCAAAGCAAAGCTAAGTTTTTCTAAAAAAATTAATTTCAATTCATAAATAACAGTAAAAAGCTCTAGAATAGTTTTATCGATGTTCCCCTTCTGCCATGTATTATATTTCTGTTGCCAACCAAAGCCATCCCCCCTATGTCGGGAATCACGGTTTAAAAATAAATTTTAACGATCTTGGGACTGTCTTTGCTATCGCAATAGCATTACTTAGTATGTTTTCGAGAAATACCAAATCACAGGCCAAAGAACTTGATCACGAAACTTTTGAGAAAACATCAAGGAAAATGGAAACTCTTGAGCAAAAGCTAGAGAAAATGGTTGAAAAACTATCAACAGGAATAGAAAAGCTGACTACATTAACATCGCAACTTGACAAAGAGATAAGTCTTATTAAAGCCAAACAAGAAACTTTCTCTTCTATTTCTGATCAAATAGAAGCAATTCGCAAAAAACAGGAAGAATTTGATATACGAATCAAAATACTTGAACATAAATCTTAACAGAATTGTCAACTTTACTAACTAAATTACCATGAAATCCCTAACGGCAAATCGCAACACTATATTAAAATCACACCTAATAGACTCCAGTTCCGAAAGTCTTCCCCAAGATTTTAGAACAATCCCAATCAAGGCTGGACAAAGAGTGATTTATAATCAGATTCTCAAAAGAGAAAAAAATCACTATTTACTAGAAGTAAAGCCCCCGATTGAGGGTAAATTTAATTGGTACGCTTTTATTGGTCACTTTGACGACCCTAATCCCTCTGTAGTCCGCAAGGATCAAGTTGAGGGTGTGTTTGATAGGCTTAACGATAAAATTACTGATTTTCAGTTTCAAAAATTAGATGAGTGTCTTAAGAGATTTGACATTACCACAGTACAAAGAGTTCGACATTTTTTAAGCCAAATAGCCCATGAATCAGCCGGATTAAGATTTATGGTAGAAATCCACGACGGCTCAAATTATGAAGGGCGAAAAGACTTAGGGAATACCAGACTCGGTGACGGCAAAAAGTTTAGAGGTGTAGATGCTCTCCAAATGACTGGCAGAGCCAATTATCAGGCATTTGCTAACTATATAGGCGATCAGCGTGTTATGGAAGGGTGGCAATATGTCAGAGAAAGATATTTATTTTTACCATCTGGATTTTGGTGGATGAATAACAAAATGAACGAACTGTGTGACCGTGGGGCAACAGTAGAACAAATTACCCGTCGCGTCAACGGTGGTACAAATGGACTAGCTGAAAGAAAACGATATTATGAGAAGGCTTTAAGTTTTATCTAGAATCTTGACAATTCAAAAAGTAACCTGTAATATTTAGTTAAAGCCAGAGGTTGTCATGAGAAAAGAATTTCGCCCGTTAATTTTAGAGACAGTAGAAGGTTATCCGGCATTTATTAACTGTTACGAGATTATTACAATTACCCATTGCTCTATTGAAGATAATTACATAGTCGATGCAACTTCACAAGTGGGAATTGTAATATCTAATGTTGCGGCTAAGGCTTTAATGAACGCGTTAACTACTGATTTATTTTTTTCTAGTGACGACATTGACGAAAGAAGAGTTTTGCGAAGCGATGGGACATTTGGTAGATTTTTTTAATATTTAGATTTCTCCTTGGGTGATTTAAGGCAGGCCATCAACAAAATGGTCTGTTTTTCTTATATCATAGAAATAGTACACGGCAGTTCCAATGGCAAAAAAGAAGAAAAAGGATGATCAAACATTAAGAGGTTCTCAGCGATCCCTTACCTCACCAGGGATCGTGTCAGTATCACGTCGCTACGATTTGGAGATTACGGAAAATCCTATCCGTGATCCGAGAATATCAAGAGAATTAATCGAACTTAATCAATGGTGCTATGAAGTGATCCAC